ATTAATGTGCAAATTTTGGGATTGGCTGAGGGTCAACAGGGACAACTCTTTGGTTCTGGAACTTATATGATCGCACATCTGACACACAATATTAAATTTGGTGCATATGCAACAACCTCATTAGAATGCATAAAAATTTCTGATAGTGCGATTGGTGTTAGGCCCACATCATTCTTTGGTAATGGTTTATTGGGATTTGCACAAATACAGGGTGTTATAGGTAATATTGCTGGTGCTGCTGGCGCAGTTTTTAATGCAGCTATTAATACTGTTAGAAACGTTTTACCATTTTAAATTATAGGAGAATATAATCAATGGCATTGAATACTGAAGGTTCAACATTTGTTGGTGTAGTTGTTCAAAACGGTGTTTGTGGTGGTGAAAAAGATCCTTTGGGATTGCAAAGAGTTAAAGTTCTTTGTCCCGCTTTGCATCATCCACAACAAAATAAAGACGATGCTCCATGGTCATATGTCAACATGGATAATCATGGTATTAGTCGAAATTCTATTCTCAGACAGGGTCAATTCGTAAATATTAAATTTGAACCGGGATCAAAATCTAGTGGCAATCCAGGAATGATTGTGAGTGCATATAATGGTGTGCAGACTCCGAATGATAGACCACCAGAAGGATATCAAAATGAAAATCCCACTCAAGGTGGAAATGGTCAAGATTTTGCAAAAACTGGATGGTTAAAAGCTGCTAGAGAATCTAGACCAACGCAAGAAAGTGCCGGAGCTCAAACAAAACAGAAAAAGGGTACAAATAGTGGTGATTCTGGAATTGCACCTGTAACAAGTGAAGTGACGTATAGACAAGCTCCTTCGTATGAAGAGCTTGCGGGATTGCCACTTGACCTAGCTGCTAAACTTTTTATCAGAACATCAAAAGGAATAAACTCAATCTATTCTGCATCGGCATGGAGCGGTTTGCTTTGGGATACAGGTGATGGTAAGACAGGTAATCCGAATCCGGATCCAAATAATGAACAACCAAGACTAACCGCAGATTTAGGTAGCGGAATAAAAGATCCTGTTTTGAAAAAAGGTTTTGAAAATCTAGTAAAATTATTTCCTGGATATGAAGCTGATAGTAGAACTGTACACTTTTCAAATGACGCTAATAAGGTATCAGGTGAATGGAAATCAAAAGCGAGAAGTGAACTTGCCAGCGCACAGAATATGGTCGAGTTGATGGATAAAATTACCAAAATTATGTCTCAAGCATTCTTTGAAGAAACTACTAAATCTAAAGAAAAACAACATCAAGTCGAAACACCATTTGGCAATCTACAGATGAAAGTCAAGGGAAATGGTGAAGTTGAATTTCCTAATATTAAAGAAATTGCTGAAAAGAAAGGTAAATTCATTAAAGAATTGATGAATAAAGTACCTTCAGCTTCATCAACAAAATCTGGTGGTTCTGTTCAGAAAGATAAACCTTTTCAAGATACAGATGGAACTGTTCAAGCAATAGGACTATCGTCTGAAAATGGAATGTTTAGAGGAGGACTTTTAGCTGGTGATTTATTCATGAGATTACCAAAAGATAAAGCTAAACAAATTAAAAGATCAATTAAGTCTTTTGCTGAGGGCGATTCTAAAGCTTTGATATTTGCATTTGCAAGATTTGCTGCTAATGAAGGAAATTATAAAACCGACTCTGCTGGTGCAAGTATATCAACGGGTAGTACCGATATGGGAACTGTTGCACCAGCCTGGGAACAAGGTGGCGGAACAATTTCGATATAATAGAGGATTAATTTTTTATGGCTGATACGAACGATCCAAACTATGCTCCAGATCATACGAAACTTGGTAAGATGCCAGGTGATCAACGTGACGAAGGACTAAAATACGGTCACTATAAAATCATTAGAGGTATGAGTGGTTCAAATCTTACTGTTGATGACAGTAAGGGTGCTGAAAGTATTACCATGCAACATGGTAATGGATCAATGATTCAAATGCGAAAAGATGGTGGTATGACCATCCGAAGTGAGGGTAATCAATGGGAAGCAATCTATGGTGATAAACAGCTTATCATTACGGGTAAACTAAATGTTGTCATCAACGGACAAGCAGACGTTAAGATTCAAGGTGATTATAATCTAAACGTAAACGGTAATATGAGAACAACTGTTAATGGAAATATGGAAACATTAGTAACTGGTAATGAACATAAACATATTGAAGGATCAGCTGATACAACAGTAACTGGTGCTAAAACCACAATGGTCAAAGGTTCTTCTATACACATGTCTCAAGATAGAATGTTTATGGCTGCTAAAGGCCATATGAAAATGCAATCTATGGGAAATAGTATTTTCATGCAAGCTGGTGGTGATATTAGATCGATGGCTTCGAAAAAATTTAATGCTGAAGCGGGTTCTGACTTTAACATTACTTCTAAAAATGCGGGTAAAATTTCAACTGGTAAAAATTTCGATTTGAATGCCGGTGAAAAGTTTACTGTATCTGCAAAATCAACTGCTACTTTAAAAAGTTCTAACTATATCGCTCTAGATGGATCAAAGATATTCTTGAATGGTGGTAACGCACAAACAGCTCAAAAAGCGGAAGGAGCATAATCATGCCTAAAGCACATAGAATTGGAGACAGAAGATATTGTGGTGCTAGTACTGTAGATACAGGATTAAACGATTCTGTATTTGTAAACGGCCGTCCATGGGCAGTTGAAGGTACACCAAGTTCTCATGATGGAGGTATTCTTCGATCTGTTTACGGTAAGAGAAATATTTACATTGGATCCAATCGTCTTAGGCCGATTGTTATAGGAGATCGCGCTACAAAAGAACCATGGCCATATAAACATCCATTTCCTCCAACTGATCCCAGTACAGGATCGGATGATGTGATCGCATATAATGCAGAACTAGCAGGCGATATTAAAGTATGAAATAGGTTATGGCAAATACATCAAATCTAGTTTTTAGAGAAACTAAATTTCCCACTAATAATATTATTAGAGTAAATGATTCGGTTTGGTATGGTAATGCCAATCGCGAGTTTGCTACCACTACAGCTAATCTTTGGTATGCAAATACTCAAGGCAGCAATATCTATGTCCAACTTTCAAATCTTCAAAATGCAGCTAATCAAGAGTTAGATTTTGAATATATTGAAATTGGGGATATAATTTATACATCCAATTCTCCAGTTACACAGATAGAATATCTAACTCAAGATTGGATTATCTATCTAAGGCCACCAAAAGATCAAAATGGATTTAGTATTCTAGATACTTGTCATGGATTTCAACCAGGTGATTTAGTTTGCCAAGAAAAACCAGCCGAATATGTTTCATTTGTTTTGACTGAAGAGGAATATAGATTATCTAATAATTGCAATGTTTGTGGTTGTTTATCTTGTGGATGCGAAACTATAATAACCGAAGAACAGAGAACTATTTTAATTGAAGTAAATCCAGCCGAAACTGTTAGTGCTACAGTCGTTTCAGAAAATTGTACTGTTCCTTATATACTAGTAACAAAAGCTACTGGTAGATTCGTTAATGGTCCAAATACAACAGTAACTTTATGTGATTGTTTAGAAGAAGATCCTAATTTTGTTTGTGATGATTGTGGATGTTTAAGTTGCGATTGTAAGGATGAAGCTGCAGCATACGCACTCAAATATACTCCTTCCACACCATACTATGAGAAATATAACACATCAAGTTATTGTATAACAGCAGAAATAGTGGGTGTTTATGCTCCACTAGAAACAGTTAACTGGGAAGCACCTTACATAATAGAACAACCTGGAGAATATCACGATGATTGTTATGATTGGTGTATACCAGCTGTTGAAGGTGCAAATTGTATAAATTTTGGATTGTATGATGGTGCGCATATAGGTATAGATAAACATTTTACGGAAGACGATACACAAGATTATACAGACGAGTATATTATCATTTCAAATTGGGACATAACTAGAAATAATGTTCCTATTGGTCGCGTTTTAGATTTATGGACAGATACAGAAAAAGAATATCGTGCAATGAGTATGGAAATAGAACTTATTGCATGTGATCCAGAATCATCGATGTTTCTATTGGAATGCACAGGTGTTACCGAAAATAGTGTTCCAGGTACAGCTAATAGTCAATTCAATGTGAGATATGACGCAAGAACCACATTGACGACATATCAGGAAAAAGATAGTAATACAAAACTATTTTCTGTAGAAAACTGGTGTGATCCCGTCTTTTTGGTTACTGAAAATTGCACATACTCTTTTGTTCATACAGAATTTAAAAACACTCTACATACTGCAAAATATTCAGATGGCGGATTTTCTTATATTGAAATTAATAACAACACATCTATCAATATCGAACTATCGCAAGCTCATACATTTATAATAAAACCTGCAAATTCTACATATTCTAAAGTTAATGGTATCAATCTTATTAAACCAGAATATAGAGGTCAAGATAGATCATATTCATGCACATTAGTGTTTTCAAACGTAAGCACCACATACGAAACTTTTAGTTCAAATACATGGAATACATCCTCAACTATTATACAATGGCCTGGTGGAATTTCTGGTACAGATTTCTCAGCAAATCAAGTATTACACTTTTTGAACTATGATTCAGCAAATACCATACAAAATAAAACCTGGTATGCTTTTAATCCACATACATCTTGGCCATCTCAACAGATTATTGATCCTGAAGAAATTATGACAATTATTAGTATCACAGACGGTGGAGATACACCAAGTTTTTTCCCATTGACACTATTGACAGCTGAAGTTGATCTGTTGAGGTCACTATGGCCTGTAAGACCATTTTATTTGTTAGTTCCTAGAGACGTTCCCTATACATATGTCTGGAATCCTTCTGCACCTATTGGCGGTCCTATAATTCCTCAAATACTAATAGATGATCCATATTTTCATGGAGCCATAAAAATCAACAATGATTATGGTGATAGTGATCTTATATCTGACTGGTACTCACTATGTAATTTGCAAAACGCTTTACCAGGATCAACTGTTGCTGTTGTTTGGAGACAATCCGGTGCAATGAATCCTGCAAATTGGGATACTGTATATAATAATAATCTAAATATTAGAGCATCATTTGATTACTTTATACAAAGAGTTAAAGAAAGACGTTTGAGAGTTTGTTGGATATACTCTGGTGTTAGTTTATCTGATATATGGATATCTCAATTATCAGCTAAATTTCAGACGCCAGTACCAGAAGCACGAGACGGAGATTTTCCAGGTCAGATAGGATTTTATCTCTATAATGTTGACGGCACAAGACAAGGACCATATACCATATGACAGTAAAAATTGGTGAAATGACGGCAACGTTTAGTAATGCAGACACACTTTATGTGGCTGTAGGTATGCATGTTACCGACAACGGTTCAGCTGTTGGTTCAAAATTGTTAAATTTGACAACTAATAATAATACAAAATTTGAAATTTATAAGTCTGGTTCAACAAGAATAACAGCACAAGAAGACGAAGATAGTGGAACAAATCTTTTTGAAGTTATAAATTATACACCAAATGTTTCTCCAAATGTAGTATATACAACAGATTTATTTTATGTTCAACCAAATATTGCGGTTTTTGGTACCGATGCTTGGGCCACAAAAACCGCATATGTTCAATCTTATTCTGAGGGATTTGCTGAATCTTATACATCAAATTCACACCTCATATTGAATTTAAATGAGGCCTCAGTTTTTACAGCGATGTCTGGAAATAATTATATTTCTAAAATTACTTTTATAAAACCTGATATGAATGTAATTAGTGATGTTGCCAAAAGTTTTTCATGTTCAGTTATATTTAAAGACATTGATGAAATATCAGTAAATGCATGGGTATCCTCAAACGTTATGTGGGCAGATGGTTGTTATCCTCAAGAAGCTGGAAATACATTTATACTGACGTTTTTAAATGTAACAAACGCCGATATTTGGGGTCAGGATGATGTTTGGCTCGGTATTATTTCTGGTATAAGATATCAAACGGTAGGATAATGACACTTACAGCAACAAAAATGAGAGTTTATAGAGGCGTCGAACTGCCTTATAAACCATTTCAAGTCAATAATGTTGAATTTGACGAAGTTAGACAACCAGGTGGTAAATTTACAAGAAGTACATTTTTAAATCCGCATTGGACTTTAGAGGATAATTTTTATATAGGCGCTGAAAATACAGGAAATTTAACAACCGGCGTAAATGCATTATCTACGGTATATAATGGTTTAACTTCAGGATTTAATAGTGGATATCAGGGATATTTTGGATTGAGAACAGTCCAGATTTCAACGCCGGTTGCAGGTAATCCTGAATATTGGTCTATTGGATGGCAATCAAATTTTTTAGCCAATAATTCAAATACAGTTTATACAGAAAGATCGACTAATACGAGATGTTCTATATCAATTAGTTATTCTTTAACAAATGATTTAGATGATGATTTTTATGGAGGAGAACCAATCATACAAGCTTATGCTATACCACTGGAAGATCCCAATAATCTATATTTGGGTGACGATATTAGAAATACATATGGTACGCTATATAATGGAACACCTTTTCAACTATTAAATCAAAGTGTACTAGGTGCAGAGGAAGTTTGGTATGCGGATGGTTCAACAGGAGTATATTCTCCAAATTGTTTTCCGGCAGGAGAATACTCTTCGGATATAACTGAGGTTTTTTTACCTGAACATGAAGCTTCTTGGCCAGATAAAATATATTGGGGAATTTTTATAGCAGCTGCCACAAGACTAACCCGAGTTCAATGGTTTTGTTCTGGACCATGTGGGCTCGCGCCTGCGCCTGGCGATCTAGTTACTGTGAGTGGTAATGTTCGGGCAAGTTCAGTAGTTATATCTAAGTTATGGAGACCGGCATCACAATGTTAAAAACTTCTTATAAATAATTAAAATAAGATTCGGAATCTAAAAAAATGACCGTCATAGACACAAGAAGTAGATTACCAGATTATGCAGATTTAGACCTAGACTTTATCACAAAGCCTGGTACCGACGATATTTTGAAAAAAGTGGGTGATGAATCAATTAAAAGAGCGATTAGAAATCTAATTTTAACAAATCCTTTTGATAGACCTTTTAATCCAACATTTGGTTCTGGTATAAAACAATTATTATTTGAAAATGCTACAGAGGTGACGGCTATTTTAATATCAAAAGCTGTAGAAACAACAATTGCAACTTTTGAACCTAGAGTGGATGTGTTAGAAGTTACCAGTCTTTTAAACGAAGATAACAATTCATATACTGTTACAATCGTTTTTACTATTAAAAATAGGCCTGAACCTATTATTACGTCAATATTTCTAGAGAGGATTAGATAATGGCGACAGCCAATACAAATTTAAGAATTACAGAACTTGATTTTGATGGTATTAAAACAAATATCAAAAATTTCCTAAAAACACAAAATGAATTTATTGACTATGATTTTGAAGGTTCTGGGCTATCAATTCTCCTAGATATACTTGCATATAATACTCACTATATGGGTATGTATCTTAATATGGTCGGAAACGAAATGTTTCTCGATACCGCACAACTTAGATCATCCATTATATCATTAGCTAAACACATTAATTATATTCCAACGAGTAAAAGAGGCGCCAGATCATATCTAGATATTCAAGTAACACCATCAGGGGCAGAACCAACAACAACCACATCACTAATATTGCCAAAATATACTAGATTTTTCGGAAAAGCCATTGATGGTGTATCATATCAATTTTTAAATACAGAAACATATCGTGTAAATAAAGCTTTAGATGGAACATTTCATTTCACAGATGTTGAAATTACACAAGGTGAACTTGCTGTTCAAACATATACTGTTGTTGAAGAAAATGATAAAAGACGATTTACAATTCCAACATCAAATATTGATACGTCAACTCTCATTGTTACCGTACAAGAATCTGAAGTAGACGAAACGACAACAACATATACAAATGCAGACGATATTACATCACTTACATCCAATTCAACAGTTTATTTCTTAGAAGAAAATAAAGAAGATGATGGACATTATACAATTTATTTTGGTGACGGATATATAGGAAAAAGATTAACAAATAATAATATAGTACAATTAACATATCTTGACACCAAAGGTGCTGACGGTGGTAATGGTTCTAGAAATTTCGTAATTGTTGAATCAATTGGTGATTTTTCTTCCAACGTCATCGTCAGCACAACAATTAATGCAGCAGGCGGATCAAATAGAGAAACAATTGAAGAAGTAAGATTTAGAGCGCCACTATACTACACTACTCAAAATAGAGCTGTAACTAAGAATGATTATGGAGTTATTCTATTAAAGGACTATCCTTACATTGAGTCTGTGGCAGTTTGGGGTGGTGAAGAGAATGATCCAGTAATGTATGGTAAAATTTTTGTTTCAATGAAACCCAGAGAAGGTTACGACATTTCACTGAAAGAAAAGGAAAGAATCGCTGAAGAAATTATCAGATCAAGAAGTGTTCTAACCGTTTTTCCAGAAATTGTTGATCCAGATTATACATATCTCAAGATTGAAGCTACGGTTAACTATAATCCTAAATTCACATCTCTTACAGAAAATCAACTAAGAGAAGTTGTTAGAAATTCTATTCTATCATATAGAAACAATAATCTTAGGAATTTTAATAGCACCTTCAGAAAATCAGTTCTAGAAAGATCAATTGATACAGCTGAGAAATCGATCATAAGTTCTTCTGTTGATCTTTATGTGCAAAAGAAATTTGAACCCATATTGAATGCAAATAGAAATTATGCATTTAATTTTCTAATGCCAATTGAAAAGGGTGGTTTTGATACCAGATTATTTACGTTTCCAACATATGAACAACTAGATGAAAATGAAAACGTCAAACAAGTCTATATTGAAGAGGTACCTGAGTCTTATACAGGTTTGGATTCAATAACAGTAACAAATCCTGGAGAATCATATCTCACAGTGCCAACAGTAACAATATTGGGTGATGGATCTGGTGCCACGGCAACTGCAAAAATTATTAATCAGAAACTAGCTTCAATCAGTATTACAGATAGAGGAACAAATTATACGACTGCTTCAGTTGTTGTTTCTGGTGGTGATGGTTTCGGTGCTACTGCTAGAGCGAATTTACAATTTAGAAATGGAACTCTAAGATCATTCTATGTAAAATCGACAGGCGAAAAAATCATATTAAATAATAATGTTGGTAAAATTGACTATGTAACTGGTAAAGTTACACTCGTAAATTTTGAACCAATAGGCATCACTCAAAATGCTATTTACAGTGATACATATTTAACTATGAACGTGCCGCCAAAAGATGATATTATACCACCAGTTAGAAATAGAATTTTAGATATCGATGAATCGGATGCATCCGCAATTCAAATAACAATGGTTCCTGAACAATAATGGCTACAGATAAGAAAATATCGAATTTAATCAAATCTCAAGTCCCATCATTTGTTCTTGATGATCATCCTAACTTTATTGCTTTCCTTGAAGCATATTATGAATATTTGGAACAATCTCAGGGCACTCTATCAAATGGTAAAGTTGTAGAGAGAGCAAAAAATTTATTGAATTATGCTGATATTGATACAACTCTAGATGCATTTGCTGATAAACTATATTTACATTTTATC